ACATGATTCATTTCAAGAGTATCCTATATTTAATCCGCAAGTAAGAACAGGCACACAAGTATTATATTACAAGTTACCTACATTAACTGCAATGGAGTATGGAGACATATATCCTGAGCCAAATTATTTACAATGTTGCCAAGATATCGAAACAGATATTGAGATTACTAACTTTCATTACTCAAATACTAAACAAGGATTTAGCGCATCTGCAATGCTTTCATTATTTAATGGTGAGCCTACAGAAGCCGAAAAAAAGAAATATAGCAGATTATTTGAGAATAGATTTACAGGTACAAGTAATGCCGGAAAGATTATATTTAACTTTGTTAATCAAGGTGGACAAGAAGCTAAAATAACTTCATTAACTGCTTCTGATTTAGATAAACAATTTGAGATATTATCTAAGCGATTACAACAAAATATTTTAACAGGACATCGAGTTGACCCTGCATTAGCTGGTATATTCAGCGATACAATGATTGTAGGAGATAATACTGTTTACTTACAGAAATACGATAGATGGGTAAAATCATACATTGAACATAGACAAGCGATACACATTGAGATTATTCAAATGATAGGCGAAGTTAATGGAGTTGATTTATCTAAGTTAGAAGTAAAACAGAAGGCTCCTGCATCATTGGATTTACCTTACGATACTAACCTATTGACTACATTGTTTGATGCTGAAACTCTTAAGAAACATTATGCGAAGCAGTTAGGTATTAATATTGCTGAAAGTTCAGAGGTGGAGGTTGCTAAGGGTGAAGTTGAAATGGAGGGAGTTAATGAGCATTTAAAGAATATAACTGCTAAGCAATGGATTCATATTAAGCGATTAGTTCGTGAGGTTAGCAATGGCAAGACATCGAAAGATGCTGCTAAGATGTTAATTAAAAATAGCTACGGATTGAAAGATGAAGATATTGAGTTATTATTCAAAAGTCCTGAAAGTACATTTGCTAAGCATAACGAAGATAAGATAATAGAGATGTTTTTAGAATGTGCTATTGATGATAATCCTGACGATGAAATATTGGCTGAGTTTGAAGTAAAGAACGGATTTGAAGCATTAGAGAAAGAAAATAAATTTTTTAAACATAAATTTGCTAATCCTTATGAAGATCCTGCGAAGTTAGAGAATGCCATTATAGATATGACTTCAGGAAATCCATACATAACACCTGAAGAGATAGCAAAGCAATTAGCATTAGATGTAGCGGTTATTTATGCTACCATTGAAACAATGAGGTTAGCAGGTTTATTAAACACATTAGAGGGTACAATAATGCCAACACCTAAAGCTATTGAAAGAACAATAAAGCCTGTTAAAACTGAAATATACACCGTTTACAAGTATATCACTCGCGAAGATGTACCAAGAGCAATAACAGGAAGTAGGCCATTCTGCGAGAAACTATTAAGGGCATCAAACAATGGCAAAAGATGGACACGTGAAGCAATAGATAAATTATCTAATGACATGGAAGATAATACCGATGCTTGGAGTTATAGAGGAGGATATTATACAAATCCTAACAATGGTGAAACTACTGCATATTGCAGACACATTTGGAAATCAGTAATTAAAGCAAGAAAGAAATAATGAGTAATTTAATTATATCAGAAAACTATTTAAAAGAGTATACAACTATCAATAATAATGTTGATGTGAAAATAGTAACTCCTGTAATTCAAGAGGCTCAGGTATTCTATATACTGCCTATTTTAGGCACTCAACTATACAATCAAATAATATCTCAAGTTGGTAGTAATACTGTTTCAGCTGCTAATGTAACTCTATTAGACAATTATGTAGTGCCTTGTTTAATGTACTATGTAAAATGTGAGTTAATCCCTGAAATGAAATACAGAATGATGAATAAGGGAGTAATGATTAAGAATAGTGAAAATTCACAACCTGCTGATTTGACTGAGATACAATTCTTAATGGATAGAGCAAAGAATAAAGCAGAAGAGTTAGCCGAAAGGACAACACGATTCTTAAGACATAATTCAAGTACTTATCCATTATACACTGCGAATGCTCAATACGATGAAATTAGACCGAACAGAAACAATTATACAGGCGGTATATTTGTAGGTGATTTAAGAAGTGATGAAGATGATTGCAATATAATTATAGGTAATTATTAATATGGGAGTGCATAAAAAAAATATTAAACTATTACAACAATACGAAAAATTAAATGCTAACACTAAACCAGATAGTAAAGCTATTCGAGGACAAAAAAACAAACCACGCTCAACTAAGTAAAGGTACATTCATCTTTGATGAGAGTGCTGAATGGGGTGCTGATTTTGAGATAACTTATCCATTGTTTGGTGTAAGGTTACAACCATCAACTCTTAATGGTAACATTCATACCTTTAATTTTATGTTTGAGTTTGTGGACCATGTACATCAAGACAAATTGAATCAAACCGAAGTATTAAGCGATATGATGTCTATAGCATTAGATATTTTTGCGCAAATAAAATCTGATTTAGAAGATTATTATGATGCTACAGTAAACATAACAAGTTCATTTCAGCATGGTATCGGTGTATATGATGACGATGTTACAGGATGGCAAATGACTGTATCGGTTGAACAGTTTTATGACATGAGTACTTGCGAAACTCCGAATAGTGGATTGAATGCAGGTGTTGTTAAGATATTAGACCAAAACGGAAATGTAATAGCTACATTGAATCCAAACTCAACTTATACAGTTGAGGTCTTACAAGAAATCATACAAACATTAGTTGACCCTGCACCGGCAACAATTATACAAACATTAACATAATGGCAATAGTAGAATTAAGATATTCACCTCAAGATAGTGCATGGTTTACTGCCAATGCAACATTAGTATTAAAAGCAGGAGAGCCTGCCTACCATTCTACAACAGGACAATTCAAGTTAGGCGATGGTACAACTCAATTAAGTGCTTTGCCATTCTTACCTGCTGCAAGTGGTGGAGGTAGTGGAGTGCCTTATACAGGTGCAACTGGTAATGTAGATTTAGGGGAATATCAAATAAAAGTAGGTCAATTAGAATTAGACCAAAGTCCTACAGGAACTGCAGGTGTAACTATAACACGATGGAATAATACATTAGGTTCAACAGAAACTACTTTAAAAGGTGGTAGCGTTGTACTTAAGAATGGAGTTGATTTAGTTGCAAGGGTAGTTAATAAAGTTACACCGAATACAACACTAACTAAAGCAGCATATCAAGTTGTTAAGGTTACAGGAGCGCAAGGTCAAAGATTAGCAGTTAATTTAGCACAAGCTAATAACGATAATAACTCAGCCGATACATTAGGAATAGTAACTGAAACAATAGCTACCAATCAAGAGGGTTTTATTATTTGTGTTGGTCAGATTGAGAATATAAACACTACAGGCTCATTACAAGGCGAATCATGGTCCGATGGTGATTTGTTATATTTAAGTCCTACAACACCAGGAGCGATAACTAAAGTAAAACCAACAGGCGCAACAGGTCATATAGTAGTGCTTGGTTATGTAGAATACGCTCATCAAAATAATGGTAAGATATATGTAAAGATTATGAATGGGTGGGAATTGGATGAGTTACACAATGTGTATATCAATGCACCTGCTGATAATGAGATATTGACTTATGAGAATGCTACTTCGTTATGGAAAAATAAAACAGTTACAACTGCATTAGGTTTTACACCATACAATAATACTAATCCATCAGGCTTTATTACTTCAAGTGCATTAACTCCTTATCTAACAAGTTCAAATGCTGCTTTAACTTATGTACCATATACCGGTGCTACAGGTGCAGTTGATTTGGCAACTAATAATTTAACTTGTGGAGATGCGATTATAAAGAAGCCTAAAATAACAGTTGAATTAGTTAATGCTTTAAACGTTGATTTTTACAATAGATATGCAATGAGTATTGATTCAATTACTAATGTTTTAAACTCACCGACAATAACTATTCAAGATGATAATGTAGCCTATACATTAGGTAATACAATAGCAATAGGAAGTAAAATAACAATAACTGCTTCAACTGCTTCGGTAGTTGTATTAAACGCAACAAGGATATAATGAATGAAATTTATATAAAAGCTACTCCTCCTGCATCAACTCCATTAACAACTGCGAAGTTAATGAAGACAGGACAAACAACATCTTACAGAACTGGCGATGACCCAAACTTAGGCACAGGTAGAGCGACTTCATTTAGTGTATTAGCAGCCAATAACCCATTCGGTAACACAAATAGATTTACTGATGAGTTGGGAGGTTCAACTTATACTAATAACATTGTAATTGATTGGTCAACCTATGATGGTTCAACTGTATTAGGATGGTATCGATTAAAGAGACCTGCAACAGGTAGTTACACATGGAACCAAGCTATTGATAATGCTTTGACATTTACAATAGGAACTTTTACAAGTGGGTGGAAATTAGCTAATATGATGGAATATTTAAGTTTAGTTAATTGGGGTAATACACCTGCTAATAAGATTAACTATGCGCCTTTTAGTTTAGTAGGTGATTTTTGGAGTTCAACAACAGATGCTAATAATACCGCT